GCCAGCGCGTACTTCCCGGCATTGGCGCCGCTGGTGTACTTGCCCAGTACCGCGCCCGGAGCAACGACGCCCGAACCCGCAGCAATGGTGATTTCGGCGCGGGAGTAGGCAAAGTCCTGCTCCCATAGCAGGCCCTCGGTGGCATGACGGCCTTCGGTGAATGTGGTCATGTCTGGATTTCCTTCTCTATGGCGGTTCCGGCTCAGGCCCGCTTCTTCGCGGCGGTGTGCGCGAAGACGTCGTCCCAGGACGATTTGATGGCTTCCGGCGAGCGGCCGGTGACGATGCCGGTCACGGACGCACCGAACTCCCGCTCGGTGGCGGCGCGTTCGGCTATCGAGGGCACCGTCGGTTCGGTCGTTTCCTTGGGCGACACGCCAAGAACCTTGACCGCCTGCGCGGCGCCGAGATCGGTGTCGAGCGCAAAGGACATCGCCTGCTGGTGGCGGCCTTCGGCGGCCTCGCTTCGGACAATCGCTCCGATCCGGGTGCGCTCGGCGGCAACACCTTCGGCATGGCCCTCGGCACGTGCGGTCGCGATGGCGGCAGCGTGGGTTTCGGGAGAAATGCCCGCGTATTCAGCCAGCGGAACGGCTTCGTTGGCTTTGCTCATTGCGAATCCTCTGTAGGTGGCCCCTCGGGCCGTTGCGGAAAGTTCACTGAGAACCTGATCGAGACTGGCGATCCGGTCGGCGAGGCCGCGGCTCACCGCATCCTGTCCGATGAAGGTGCGCGCCTCCGTGTCACGAACCGCCTGCTCGGTCATGCCGGGCCTGCCGCGGTCGACGAGGCTGACGAACTGATCATAGAACTTGCGGACCTCGGTCTGGAGGTCGGCCTGAACCGTCTCGGGCAACGGGCCGAAAGGGTTTCCGTCGACCTTGTGCCTGCCGGCATAGATGAGCGTCGGCTTGACGCCGCTGCGTTCGAGCTGCTTCGAGCGGTCCATGTGGGTCATCACCACGCCGATCGAGCCCACGACCGAGGTCGGAGAGACCACGATCTCGCTAGCCGCACTGGCGATGCCGTAGGCGGCGGATGCCGCCATGTCGTTGACGAAGGCGATGACGGGTTTCGTCTGCACGAGCAGCCGGACCTGGTCGGCAACGGCGAACATGCCCGTGGCCTCGCCGCCGGGGCTGTCGATGTCGAGCAGGACCGAGGACACATCGGGATCGGCCTCGGCGTCGCGCAGCTGCGCCGAGAGCCCCTCATAAGAGGTGAGCCCACTGTTGGCGCCGATCCAGCCGCCACGGTTGACCAGGCTGCCGACGATCGGAACGATGGCCGTGCCGTCGCGCAGCCGGTATTTCCGCTCGCGTCCATCAGGCCTCGTGCTGTTGCCGAGAAACCTGTTGGCCTCCGGCGACAGCGGCTCCAGAGCAGCAGTGCCGAGCGGCAGCCGCCCCTCGAGAACGTGCAGGATGATTTCCGCCTTTGCGGGGTGCAGCAGCAGGGGCCGGTTGAGCACCCGCTCCGCGATGTGCATCAGCGTCGGCCCGTCCGCGGCCGGAACCCGCCACTGCTCGTTGGTATCCTCTGGCATCAGAGCCCTCCACCGCGCATGGCGAAGCGCCGCGCACCGCCGCCACCGGCCGCAGCGCACCGCTCCTCGAAGCCGCGGATCACCTGCAGCAGCCGGCCGGGATCGGCCTTGTTGTAGGTGACCGAGCGCTCGACACCGGTTACCCCGGCCTTGAATGTGACGGTCATCGCCCCCTGGCCGGCAATCAGCTGGTAGTAAAGCTGGCGCAGCTGGGTTGCCGCCGCGCATGGATCGTTTTCGTCGATTGCGAGAGCCATCAGCGCCTCCCGGATTCGGACGCCGCCGCCCTGACCTCTTCCGCATCGTCGTCTGACGGGCCACCATCCGGCACATCCATCGGCTGCGAGCCTCCACCGAAAGCGCTCATCAGCATCGGGTCGATGAGGCCATAGGTCTCGCGCAGTTCCGCTTCGCTGGCGCGCTGGGCGTAAACGTCCTCGATGTCGACGCCGAGGTCGTTGGCGATCATGGCGTCGGAGATGACACCCAGACGACGCCAGACCTCGTGGGCCTTCGCCGTCTTGAGATCGTCGGCCTGCGGCTTCGGCGTGCCGCGCCAGTCGGCCCGGCAGGCCGCGGTGCGGTTGGCGAGGAAGGCTGCGTAGCCGCCAGGAAACGGGATGCCGCCGCTCTCGATCTCCTCCTCGAGCCAGGCTTCGTATGCAGCCTCGCAGAAGGGCGCGACCACATTCTGGCGCCGCATGCGCGTGATGGCGAAGATCTCGCCGGTCGCCATGCGGACGCTCGAATAGGTAGCACCCGCGTAATCGCCGGTCGCACTTTCGTAGGTGAGCCCAAGGCAGCGCGCCATCTCGCGCAGGAGATGCATCGAGAAGTCCTTGTAGTCCGACGTCGGATGCTCCGAGCGGTGGAACTTCAGTTCCTGCCCGGGAAAGAGGTGCGCAATCCTGCCGTTGATGCCGACGTTCAGCGTTACACCGTCGTAGAAGCCGCCGACCATATCGAGGTAGGCCGACATCGGCGAGATGCCCTGCGCCGCCATGCGGGCCTGTTCCTGGGGCGTGAGCAAACCCTGAATGACCTGCTCGGTCGGCTCATCGCTGGTGATGGTCGCCGCGAACAGCGTCTGCATGATCGCCGCGGTGAGGGTCGCATCGGCCAGCTGGTCGAACTGACGCGCCACCTGCAACGCCGGCGTCATGGGCGAGATGCCACGGCATGTGCCGGGCGGCCCGTCGAAGACGAAGACAACCTTGGGGCGGCCCATGCGGTCTCGCGCGGGCACGATGTAGTCCTCTTCGCCACGGATCGCGTCTTTCCGGATGGCCAGATAGGCCAGCGGCATCCCATCGCGGTCGTGGAAGACGCCGTTCACCAGCCGGGACATGCTGTCCGTCCTGCGGCTCAACCTGTGTGGCGGCAGGAGCCGCACCTTGGTCCCGTACCGGCCCCACGGCCGGCGGCGCCACGGAAGTTCGGCGAGGATTTCGCCGGTAGCCAGCCACGAGCGGAAGGCCGCCGCCTGCATCTGGCCGAAAGTCCGGCGGCCTTCGATGTCGCATTCATCCGGGGTCCGGCCCCAGAGCTCGAAGCGAGCCTCGACGAGGCGCGACCATTCCTGTGCGTCGGCGTTCGACATGCCGAAGACGGTGTTCTCGGGCATCGCCTTAAGGCGGAGCCCGGTGCCGACGGTATTGGCCACTGCCTGGTCGATCGAACCCGCCAGCCAGCCGGAATTCTGCACCATGTCGATGGTGCGGGCCGCCGCCAGGTCCCACGCCTCCGAAATATCGTCCTGCGAGTCCCGGAGCGCCGGCCGCCAGCCGCCGAAGGTCACGCCACGGCCGCCGCGCATGAACGAGGATGCCGGCGCAGGCCTCGTCACCTCCTCCGGCGCGGAGCGGCTGATGCCCACCATGTGCCGGAGTGTGTCGAGAAGGGCCATGCGGTCACCTGTTCAGTCGTTGGCCGATGCCGGCGAAGCGGCTGCGGAAGGAGCCGCCGCCACCGCCAGCAGGGGAAGGAGCCAGAAGCGGTGGCAGCGGAAGCGCATCCCCGTCATGTTCGCGCGGCTCGCGATCTTCATCGCCGGCGCGCGAGATCCCTTCGGGGATGCGTTGAACGTTCAAGGCGTAGCCGATGGCCGCGCACAGGGCCTCGCAGTCCAGGGCATGGTTGGCCCGCGACCGCCTGACCCAGCGCGGCTTGCCTTGGACAACGATGCGGGCCTCGGAGGTCAGTTGCTTGCAATAGTCCTCGGATACGCTGTCATGAACATAGAAGGCGCCCGGTGCGTCGCGCGGAGTGCGGATGCGCGAGATCACTAGCGACTTGAAGAAGTCGGTCGATAGCGTCACGAGCTCGATCGAGTACAGCGCCCGCTTGCCATCGGGCTTCACCTCGATCTTCGAGACCCGGTAAGGCGGGGTCTGGATGTCCCTGCCCTTGGTGGGCGAGCACAGCCAGGAGAACCGCCGGCAGAATTCGTAGACCTTGTGCTCGTTCCCCTGCTCCGGTTTGTCAGGCCGGAAGCCGGAGTCGATGAACACCTTCTCGATCTGCATGCCGCCGATGGGCTGCATCATCAGGTCGGCCAGCGCCGACCACACATCGTCATCGTCGGTGGGACCGTAAAGCTGGCCATTGTCCACCAGCCACGATGTGCCCCGTGAACCGAAGGCGCGGATGACATAGACCAGCGAGAACTTCTGGACGTCGACACCCATCACCAGGCGAAGGCCGCCGGTCGGAACCTCGCCGGGCCGGTACGGCTGCCGCCGCTCCATGATCTCCTGCCATTCGGGTACATCGCCACCGCCTGAGAGCGAGTAGCATTCGCCGAAGGCCGCGTTCATCGCGGTCTGAATTCGGTTCTGGTCGCCCGATTGCAGGGCGGTCAGGTAGGTCTCGGCGCGCTGGCCCCAGGTCACGAAGGGCGAGCACAGGCCGGAGGTCCACATCGACAGCGTCGGGCTCTCCTCGGGCGCGCCGGTCACGGCGGCCATGTCATCAACCAGCGCCACGGTCTGGCCGGGGGCCACCATGGCACCGCGCTCGTTCATCCAGGCCTTGTCGGACTCGCCGTGGATGCCGCCGCAGTGCGGACAAACCAGCACGGCGTCGCGCTTCGCCTGCGCCGGCGTTGCCCGGTCGGGCCAGCGCAGCTGTCTGAAGCGCGGGACGAAGAACGCGCTGCAATGCTTGCAGGGCCACGCCCAGTGATGGCGCGTTCCCTCCTGCCAGAGCTTCCAGATCGGACTCTCGAGGTCGTCGACCGATGCCTTCGACCAGAACTCAAGGCCGCTCGCGGGATCCAGTTCCGTTTCCACGAGACCCCTCGATGGCGTGGATGTGATCGCGGCGACGAAGTCCGCATAGGTTTCGCCCCGCGCTTCGACGAGACCCAGCACGTCGCCCTGCCCTTTCACGTTCGCCATCATCTCGTCGAACTCGTCGACGAGGGCGAGTGCTGCGGGATCGGACTTGAGTGCCGAGGACGATCCCGCATGCGCGAGGCGCACCCGGACGCCGGCCACGTGCTTCAGCGTCTTCTTCATCCGCCGGCCGCGCACGACCTTGTCCTTCAAGGTCTGCGCCTCGTCCAGGAGCGCCATGAGGCGTGGTTCGAACTGGTCGGTCAGGAACTCCTTTGTCGGCCCCACATAGATGATCGGTGCCGGGCGCTGGTCAAGCCGCGCCCCGATCACGTCGAGCATGGAATCCGTCTTGCCACTCTGGGCAGAGGTCACGGCCACCACCCGGCGGTAGCCGCCGTTGTGAACCGCAGCCGACCACGGCACCATGTAGGGCGTCAGCCAGGGGTTGCGCGGGCCCGGGATGCCTGCGGTCTCCGGATAGACACGGTGCTCTGCCGCCCATTCCGCCGGATCACGCTTCTGACTCGGCTGCCATATCGTCTCCGCCAGTCGCCAGAGCGGCTCCCGCTGCCCGGGCAGCGGCTGCAAGACGTTCGAATGAGCCATCGACTTCCTGTTCAAGCCTGCGGCGCTCAACCATGTCGCGGGTGTATCTGGCAGGAAGTCCGGAGAATTCGGCCTTCACCATCGCCGCCATCTCGCCCACCACCGCGCGTGCATCCTCATGGGGGATGAGGTGCCGCCGCCGCTCGGCAATCCGAAGTTCGATCTCGCGCGTCCTGGCTTCAGTGGCCCTGCTGGCCGCCGCGGCCTTGTTCGACTTCTCGAGCAGATCCTCGTAATAGGAAAGCGCCCCACGCACGATGGCAACGACCGAGTATTTGCCGTAGCCGTCCCTGGTGATGTAGCCCTTGCTCACCAGCAGGCTCACCCACGAGGGGCTTCGGTTCAGCAGCGTTGCCGCCTGGGCGAGACTGATGGTCTGCCCTTTCGACTTTTCCTGGTCGGCCACGCGGGTCACCTCCGGTGAAATCGCTCGAACAGCCGGCGCACGAGGTAGCTCCTGATGACGGAGACCACCGTGAAGGCGAGTCCGATGCCCAGATTCTCCCAGAAGCCGACAGCAAGCCCGAAGACCGGGAAGACCACCATCTGCGTGACGACAGCGACCATGTAACCGATGGCTGTGCTGACCGCAGCCTCGACCGCCGACATGCGCCGTGACTGGTGCGAGAACTGGCGCATCGTATCTCCGAAACGACAGATGAAAGATCGAGAAAGCAATCAGATTGCGTTGATTGACGCTTGCCTGCGGGGCGAAGCAGAGCGCTTATGCGCTCATGGCGGAGCGCGGAAATCCCATCAGCGCCCGCAGGCTTGAAGATGATGCCGGGCCAGCCCGCTCCGCCGCCCCGCACCATGTGCGGGGCCCGGGGTCGTAGGAACCGGCGATCCCGCCGCTCCCAACCCACAAGGAGCAAATCCCGTGATCAGACTGACCGACACACAGCGCATTATCCTCAGCGCCGCATCCCAGCGTACCGACCGCCTCGCCTTGCCCCTGCCCAAGAACATCAAGGGCGGCGCGGCACTCAAGGTCATCAATCCGCTGATCCAGCGCGGCCTATTCGAGGAGGTCGCCGCCAACCGCAAGCTGGGCGATCCTGTCTGGCGCGAGACCGGAGACGGCCACGGCGTGACGCTCATCATCACCGACGCGGGCCTCACAGCCATCGGGGTCGAGGCCGACAAGCCCGATACTTCCCCTCAGGTGACCACACACGGCAAAGACGCCTATGAGGCGGCAACCGCTTTAGCGGCAGCCGAAAGCAAGACAGCGCCCATCTCCGCGCGCCGTGAGCGCAACACCCGCGACGGTACGAAGCAGGCACTCATCATCGGGATGCTCCGGCGGCCCGAGGGCGCCAGCATCGGCGAAATCGCGGCCGCTACGGGATGGCTTCAACATACAGTTCGGGGTGCGATGGCGGGGACACTAAAGAAGAAGCTGGGTCTCGCCATCTACTCCGAAAAAGATGATGAAAAAGGTCGGGTGTACAGATTAGCCAGTACACCATCTTGGAATTGAGTGAGCCACCAACGGGAAAGGCCGGTGATCTCGTGAGTGTCGGGTGGTTTGAGGTAGCTGTCGAATGCTACTTCTAGCTAAGCTTGGTCAAGAGATGGTTTCGGCTTAGATTCTCTGACTGATCTGCACAAACCTGCACAATGTTGCTTTAGGCCCCAAACCTAAGCAGAACCTGTTCAAGGCTATGGTGGAGTGATTAAGTGATTGGAGGCGAACTTTGGGACTTGGACGGGTCCCAAGGGTTGTCCAAGTAAAACTGCAGATCGATGTGCATCATGTCCAATAGGAACACGATATAGCCGCCGTCGAGAATGGTTAGAGGCGGACGCCTGATCTTCAGAGACTCGTCGATATCCCTATTCGGCAACCGTGCTGTCGAAATGTAGATCCCCGCCGATGCACCAATTGCTGCAGCCCGGGCCGCAAAGGCCTTGAGGTCCTGTATGGTGACAGGTGGAAGGTTTGCACCTCGTGTTGCTTCCATCCAAGCGAACTTCTTCACATCCGGATCGGAGGCTGACACCAATCGACCCTGAATGCGTTCTCCCACTACCTCCCAGGTACCCCCGGGGTGATCAGTCCATGAGTGTTCCAGGAGCAGGTGCCCAACCACGCCCTCAAAGACCCTAAACGGTGCCCAGTTCAAAACCGACAAAACGTGCTCGGTTGATCCATTACTCACCATGTCTGAGGTCCTCCTCGCAGACCGCTTCACACCCCAGTGAGCAGCTCCCTCAACTGGACCTATTCTTATTCAAGGAGGCCCACACCTTCCAGAAGGGGATCAGATCGTCGCGCTGCTTCCATCCGACTAACATTTTCTCCAAGAGCTCTCTGTCAGCGCGTGGAAACTTTAGGGCTGTTCCGTATCCCTTTAGCCAATTTCTTTTAAAGGCAATGTCTACCCCACTCCGCTTTCGAATACCTTCCTCTCTTCCAGGCACATAGTACAAACCATAAACCTTCGGACGGCGCGGATCCTTCATGGAGCAGTCAATGATCCAAGATCCGTCTTGAATACCATAATCTCCGTAGCCTGTCAGCGTTTCCCCCGGGTGCTTTCCCCTCTGCCGATTAACCTCGTTAGCCTCTTCATCACTAAGATTATCTACGTAAGTGAGCAGAAAGAGGGGGATCGACTCGAATGCCTTAGAATTGTACTTTACTGCCGACAGGATTGTGTTTGCACGGGTGCCAAGCAACCGGCTCTCATTCGATCTTCTCTTCCATCGCTCATCAGCCGCTTTGAGATCTACCTCCTTGATCTCAGTACATTCCCGTGACTTCCAAATCTCCTCAAACCATTTACTGGCCTTCTCAACTATTGACGGCTCTAAACAAAGCAAATTGGCCTCAACCCAACCAGGCGGACCTTCCTCACTGCTGATCGCAAGACCGTTAGTTGAGACATTGGAGGAGCCGACAATTACTGCCTTCGATGTCAGATACACCTTAGCATGTAGGCGAGGATGGTTCCTCACCTGTACCTGCTCCCTACTCCTGAGATCCCGAATAACAGAAGGATCACATGCCCCAGAATCCAGATTACAAATCACCCGAAGAGGCTGCTTTATCTCCTTGCCGAATAGCCTTGTGTGTCCGTTGTTTCCCCAGAAAGCCACAGCGATCCGGCCGGAGCCATCTGACCTAAGTTGCTCCTGGTACTTCTGGATCACTTCACTTTCCGAGAGAAATTCAAGCACTTTCTCCTCCCAAGAATGCCAACCACAGGCGCAGCGTATCAGCTAAAACAAATTGTGTGAATATATCTTGCATCCGTCGGAGAACAGTTTTTCCAGCTAGCATTAAGTCGGTCAATAAGTTAGGGCGTGCCGCGATATCCAAATAGTTTGTTCGATCTGGGTCTCCTCTCCCTTGATCGCCGCCAGAGCCACCTTCTCTTTGACAGCCGGGCTGTGATTCTGGCGTGGTCTTCTGCTAATTGCCGTGTCCTCGCTTCGCGGCAATCATGCCGCCGTTGCGCGGAAAGTCCACCTATCCACCCTGTTCAGATTTTTCTGCGTTCCCGTCTCACGGCGCTCTCGTGTCAACATCCGCGACTCTCCCCAGCCGACCGCTTAGCCGCAGTGAATCACGCTTCTCGCCGCAGGTGAATCGCAAAATGAATTTGCAAGGAAACCACCATCATCCCCATGCAATCCTGCAAAATCACAATTTCCGAAGCCCCCAGTCAGAGTCAAAAATTAGGGGGTTGGGAATAGTTCCCGGGAGACTACTGCGCCGTGCCCGTCGCCGCCTTAGCAGCTGCGAGGGCGGCTTCAAGTTCTGTCACCTTCGCCTGCAGCGTATCCGCCATGTTGGCCTTCTCCTCCAGGGCTTTGCTGGACTCCTGGAGCTTGGCTACCTCGGCTGTTGCCGCATCTGCTGCGGCCCTAGCCTCCGAGGCCTGCGTCTGCAGCGCGGCAGCTGCATTGCGGAGCTCAGAGACGGCACCCTGCTGATAGAAATACATGCCAGCGGCGCCGATCACCAGGGCCACCAGCGCGGTGATGATTGACCTCATCATCTCAGAACTCCATTTCGTTGCGTTTCAGTGGCCGGATGTTACCGGCAACCTCTTGCAACCTAGCTGAAGTACGACGGATTGTCATTACGCCCGGATCTTCAATTCATCCCTTGCCGGCAACCACAATCCTATCGGTACCTGCCGAAAGAAGCCCATACCATGCTGATGAATGTCTAGGGATTGGCATTGAGAAGGATTATTGCCTGTTTTTTCCATTCTGGGTCTACTCGATCTGCCTTCGAAATAAGGCGCAATGCATCTTTCGTGCGACCTTCTGTTATAATGCGACGGGACTGACTAACCCTCGTGCGGCTTCCAGACTCAGAGTACTTTTCCACGGCCATCAATACATCAACAGCTGAATTGTTTGAAATCTGCTTATTGCAGAACATTGCAAAATGTTTGACGAAACAACCCATTCCTATCGACTGGAGGCTCCTCTTCAGCTGGTCATCATTCATATCGCGCCTCTCTATGATCATGCGGTTGAAGCAAGGCCAACGATCCTTAGCCGACATCCACCGGATGACCGGACTGTTGAGACTGAGTTTCGCGCAAGTTGGCAACTCTGGCAAGAATGCCATCATCCTTCCTTGATTAGCCATTCGGCGCCGCATCGGTCGATGCCGACACTGCGAGTTTGGGATTTGGCCGTCGGCCGCGATTGCTCCCCGCCTCTCTGACTTTATCAAGGGTCCGGTCCTCACCCTCAAGCACCGCCTTGCCGCCGGTGAACTCCTCCCAGCGCTTCACGATCACATCCACATACTTCGGATCAAGTTCGATCAGCCAGGCAATCCGCCCTGTCCTCTCGGACGCGATCAGCGTTGTGCCCGATCCGCCGAACGGATCCATCACCACATCGCCTAGCTTGCTCGAATTGTTGATCGCCCGCTCCACAAGCTCGACTGGCTTCATGGTCGGGTGAAGGTCGTTCGCCCGGGGCTTCGCGATCTGCCAAACATCGCCCTGATCGCGGGCGCCGCAACAGTAGTGCTTGCCGCCATCCTTCCAGCCGTACAGGATCGGCTCAGTGATGACTTCCAACGAAAACCACGGGAGAGGTGCGTCTCCATGAAGGAGAAATCGTCAGTTCTGGCGGTGAACACGCCATTGTCACCGCCATCAGTGCCTGGCGGCCTGCGCTGGCGGGCGCGGTGGCGCGGGGACCTTGTCAAATGACCACCAACGCGGCAACATCAACCCTGAAACGTCGGTCATCCGGTGGATGTCGGCTAAGTCATATTACCGTTGGAGGCTCTGATGGCCATTGTCAGTCGCAGTCACAACTATGACGATAAGTCGCCTACTGAGTGCAAGACCCGAATTGTATGGTGCTACGGCCATGCCGAGGCCACCGATCTCGACAGGGCTATCGCCGCAAGGGAATCTGAAGCTGAATCGGACGTTCAGCGTGACATTGCTATTTCCGATGCTGAGGCAGCTATCAATTGTCCACAAGACGGATGCCCCGGTAGCCAAAGGTGTCGCCAGGGGCTACGGTGGTATACAGGTAATTACATTGGGTTATCGACAACCTTCGAGTATGATTCCGTCACTAAGATCTGGACTGCCAAATCCACCAGGCACAAGGAGAGGCGGCTCAAATGTGCCTGCGTTGGAGCTGCTCCTACCACCACCCAGCAACAGAATGCCCCGAACGACGAAGATGACTTCGACTATGCTGACTATCCCGTCATCAGGTAGTCGAGAAGTTTGGCGCTAATTCAGGGAAAAAGACGCACAGCTAGGGACGACGCCCCATAACCAGGGCATCGAATTTGTTGGACTGTTCACGAGCGCTTGGAAGCACCCGGCGATATATTCGTACCCGTCCTTCTCTCACTCTCCAGCACCGCCTTGCCGCCGGTGAACTCCTCCCAGCGCTTCAAGATCACGTCCACGTACTTCGGATCGAGTTCGATCAGCCTTGCAATCCGCCCCGTCCTCTCGGCAGCGATCAGCGTCGTGCCCGAGCCGGCGAAAGGATCGAGCACCACATCGCCGCGGCGGCTGGAGTTGCTTATGGCCCGCTCTACGAGCTCCACCGGCTTCATGGTCGGGTGGAGGTCGTTCACCCGAGGTTTGGCGATCTGCCACACATCGCCCTGATCGCGGGCCCCGCACCAATAGTGCTTGCCGCCTTCCTTCCAGCCGTACAGGATCGGTTCGTACTGGCGCTGGTAATCCGCCCGACCCAGGGTGAAGGTGTTCTTCGCCCAGATGATGAAGGTCGACCACTTGCCACCCGCCTTCCGGAACGCCGCCTGCAGCGTGTCCAGTTCGCTCGAGGACATGGCGATGTAGATCGCACCTTGTGACGCCTCCACCATCGGCGTGAAAGCATCGAGCAGGAACTGGTAGAACCCCTCGCCAAGATTGTCATTCATGATCACGCGGTTTTTACGGCGCATCTTGTCCTTCGGCGTGTTTGCGTAGTTCACGTTATAGGGTGGGTCCGTGAAGATCATGTCCACCCCCGCGCCTCCAAGCAGCCGCTCGTAAGTCTCCCGCTTTGTGCTGTCGCCGCAGATCAGTCGGTGGTTGCCCAACACCCAGATATCACCCGGCCGCGACACAGGCTCCACCGGGGGCTCGGGAACGTCGTCAGGGTCGGTCAGCCCCGCACGGGACTCGCCCAGGATGCCCGGTACGAGGTCCGCAATCTCCTCCTCCGAGAAACCAATCATCGACAGATCGTCTGCCTCGCCAAGGGCCACAAGTTCGTTCCACTCGAGGCGCAACGTCTCCGGATCCCAATTGCTGGTCTCGGCCAGCCGATTGTCCGCGAGGCAGTAGACCCTCCGGTCCTCGTCCGACCAGCCCTTCGCCACCATCACCGGAACCTCAGCGATTCCCAGCTGCTGCGCAGCCAGCAGACGCCCATGCCCGGCGATGATCATTCCGTCCTCTGCCACCAGCATCGGCATCGTGAAGCCAAAGCGCCGCATCGACGCCGCAATCTGCTTCACCTGCTCCTCGGGGTGCGTCCTGGCATTCCTGGCGTAGAGAACGAGGTCCCCGACCGGCCGCATCTCGATCTTGGTCGCAGGCCATTGATCCGCAGAAACCGCTGGGTTCTCCATCAGCCAGTCCTTGAATGACCCGCAGTGAACACGGTGGCGTGAGGCACCCCAAGTTCACAACACAACGGGATTTTGAAACGAGAAAAAACGGGCAAATTTCGGGGGGCCGCGCCGCCGCAGGTTGCAGCCGCCGGGAGAGGGACCCAAGGGGTGGGGGTCGGCTGAGCAGACGAGGCTGTCAGCGCGGGCGTGCTGGGGAGTCAGCTCACAGCCTTGCGATCAGTCGTCCCTAGGCCGGACGTCCCAGTGGCGCCGTGGTGGGGTGGTCAGACCTTGAGGATGCGGGAGAGCTCATGCATCGCCCGGTCCATAATCGCGTTGCCAGAGCGTTCGAAGGTCTCGAGTGTCTCGTCCTTCAGCATCTCCTTCGGGACCGACGGGCCGAACATCTTCTGGATTGGAAAGCGCTTGTGGCTGGTGCGGTGGAAGACGTTGCCACCGAACCTAGCGACGATGAAGGATGATCGATAGACCTGGTGCCTGCCCCACACCCTGGCGCGGACGCCGTAGCTGAACTGCGACGGCTTGAACAACAGCAGCGGCAGCTCCCTGCCGGAGCCCGTGATTATCGTGCGGAGGTGGTGCTTGCTCGAGAACCGGAACGCCGTCGAGGCCGTGATCATGAACGGAGGAATATCCGTCTGCTTGCGCAGCGCGCGCTTGACGGCGGTGAAGGTCTTGCGGCTCTCGTGGTTGAGGGCGCGGGAGAAGGCGAGTGCTGCAGCGCCTTCGCCGACCTGGTGCACCATCGCCTCGTAGCGCACGCGGGTCTGATCGAGTCCCTTGATGACGACTCTCACTGGTACGAAATCCACAAATCGGGGAAAGATGTCAGGAATACCGTGGTGGGGAGCCATGCTGCAGCCGCCGCCGAGCTACCTCGCCTGCCGCCGGTTGCAAGTTGGGAGAATACCGTCTTGTACCGGATTTGTGCGGGCGTGAATACACCCCTTAACATATTCTAAACCTATCACTTAGCGTTGATCAAAAGTTCCGATGACATGTCCTCAAACGAGCGATTGGGATCAGCGTCAACCATTGATTCTTCCCGAAGTACGTTGGCTACGTCGCGGTCGACAAGTGCCTGAGCCACTCTGTCCCTATTGGCCAGTGCAACAGTAAGCCCGTTGTCCTGGGTCAACAGGCCCTCCGCGAAGACGGCGGGGGACGGCAGAATCACGTAGATGTCCCCTAGAACCACCACAAAACCGCTTCCTGGGCTCTCGCGAGTATTAGTCGGCGTCGTAACGTCAAAGATGTCGGCAGTTGAAGGAGGGCAGTCAGCAACGAGGGTCTTTATCGGAAACCGCGAGTCAGCAAGGTCAGGGATCTGCGCCTCCACTAGCGTTTCACTCGTTTTTTCCGCTTCGCTGGCGCGGTACTCGAAACGCCAGTTAGGGAACAATTCATTCAAACGGACCCAACGCAGCTGCTCGATGGCGTCGTTCACTTTGACGCATCCACCCAATGTCCAAAAGTTTTCAAGAGCTCGTCTATAGTTGGACTTTCTATACGAAATCGCCTCCGCCAGAGATGAATTGCCTAGGCGATCTTCAACCGATCTCGCCATCGCTGCCAAGACCACGTTCCTCGCTAGGGTTACGTTGTCACGCATGGCCTTAAACGCCGAAGCTTTTAAAGGATCAGCATTCAGCACATCCTGGCTGACGTTCAAAGCGCGAGACTTGGGATCATAAAGTGTCTGCATGACCAGTCCCGTCACGTAGTCGCCAGACACCATCGACTGCTGTAGGACTGCCGACTCGGTAAGCCACGCTAGCCTGCTCAACAGTCCGCGTCCCTTATTCTGCCTGACTGCATCAACCAAAACTCTATCGACGCCCGTGGTCGCAACTGACTCTACCAATTCTACATTGGCAAACATAAACGCGCCGGTATGGTCGCGATTGCCAAAATCTACGATTGTCGAAAGGGCAATCCCGAGATCGATAATCCAATCAGCCTGAGGACCGATCAAGGGAGCGCTCAGCAGTGTAACCATTTGCTGTGCCTTTGGAGGCTCCGCCGCAAATTGGACATTGCCAACGCACATCAGTTCTCTCAAAGATAAAGATACTATCTTGTCTGAATTGCACTTTAGCTCGTCGAGATCCTTCGCGTTTTCCGACCTAGATAATTGGTCATCAAGAATCCGCGAAAGGCGCAGGCTCTGTGTCGGTCTTGAAAGTCTCGCAAGAAACCTCGCGGGCGGGATATTGTTTGCTCTGATCCATGCTAGAACAAACTCGCGCGTAGAACTGAAAGCTCGCGACTTGGAGCTCTGGAAGGCTTCGATTGCTTGCTTAAGTGCAATGTCACTTGGAAGGGGAACTGTAGGGAAATGATTGACGTCAACAATACTAGCTGCCCAAGAAGCAGGCTTCACGTTACCATTAAGGAATTGTGACATCCTATCGAAGCAACCTGCCACCGACGTAGACAGTCTGTCGTTCCTCAGCACGGACAAAAGTACTAATTTGCTTGGAATCTCGGCTTTTCCGTTGAGAATTTGAAAAAACTCTCGACAACTTCCCCATGATTCCAGAAGTATGTTCTGAAGCAACTGCTGATTCTTGAGTATATCGACCTCTAACTTGTCGAGTTTACCTAATACTTGCACCTGGAACGCTGCTTGCGCATTCGCAAGTTGCCGAATCGCATCTAGAGTCTGAATCTGCAAATCGATGATAGTAACGAGCCGCTCGTCTATTTTACCAAATTGAGCATCAAGATAGCCCATCAACTCAGCATGCCTAACCGAGTCGGGGTCTGCTCCTCCAAATCCTATAAGCGATGTTAGGCCCGCCACACCCCCCAAGACATCTCCTGAAACAAACTTGGCAAAACTGCCCGCCACGACCTGCGCACCTTGCAGCCCCGTTACTACTCTTGGTGGCAGCCCCAGATTGCCAGCTATTGTTGCTAGCTGTCCAAATCTGTTCGAACTATCTTCAAGAACGGCAATCGTCTCCTCAACTTTTTGTTGTGCCTTTAGTGCGGAAATAGTCTTGTCCTTCTCCGCACCTCTAAGCTCAGGAAACATCCCGCTTTCCACAGCGCTAAGCTTTTGGGCGGTAGACCAGCCTTCATATGAGATTGCGGCCATTGCCTGCACTAGAGCAGTGTTGCCCGCTACGCTTGTCTGAAGCTCCTTCAGACTTTTGTTTGCGTCTTCGCTGCTGGATTTCAGATCCTTGAGAGAGGCCTCGACGCCGTCAAAATGCTTGTTCAGCGATTTTCTATAACCCTCAAGTGCAGTTGTCGATCTTTCCAGCTGAGTTCTTATGGCTTCGACGTTCGATCCAACTGCCTCAACGCGATCGAGTGTTTCCAACGCAATATCCTGGTCCAAACTGTCTGACGCGGATTCAATCAGTTCCCTGCCGTTTGGTATTTGCCCTGCAACCTCTGTGAGCGTCTTACTAACCAGATTTAGATTGCCAATTTTGGCGCGACGCTCTTCCTTCGAAAGCATTCTCAAATCGGCTGCAGTGACCTGGGATCCAATCATTGCCTGCTTTATTATGCCGTAGATGTCCCTGTAGGCTTGATCAAGTACTTCCCTGCTTGCCCACTCCCCTACTTTCCTTGCACCGAATGCGAAGATAAGCGCGGCTGCCCTCGCCCTCGGTTCCGGCAACTCGACCGCCTTTCGTAACAGTTGAGCTTCTATGATCTTGAAGTTGATACCAGCAATCTTGGCGCCATTTCGCGCATCGTTCAGCTTACTCTGAATGGCTTCAGCAACGGGCACATATCGGTTGCCCGGGATTGAACTTTTCTTAGATAGTTCAGGATTTACGTTTTCCAACATCAACCGGCCTGTGACCATCCCGAAGTCCATCAATGGTCCAAGCGCAACCGCGTTCTGCGCCCTTGCGGCATCGGCTGCAAGCAACAGACTTAGCATTGCAGCAACTGGAGCACCCCTCCAACCTACCATCACTCGTTCTCCGATTTTGAGACGACGGCCGACTTGGCTTCGAGATCATCCAGTCGAGCGCGAAGCTCGTCTACAACATCCAATGCCTCCGATAGACCTCGCTCCAAAAGAACAATTTTCGCTCTGAGGGTGTCTTCACTAATTTTTGCTTTGGCCTGAGCCTGGGAAAGGTCAGCCGGAGTTGTGTAAGTACGATTTACCTTTACAAAGCACCACCATGAGTTTTCTCCGTTATACCTGTTGAGACGAAAAGGTCCGATGTTACCTTCCGGACACCAGGGGTTGCTACCTTCAGGAACGTAGACCGAAGTCAAAAACTCATCAGCAAAGGCCGGCGGAGAAAGCAACACAAAAACTATCATCCAAAAGCCACGGCTCATTGGCAGCCCCTCTTCAACAGATATTCAAGTATTCAAGGCAGCATCCTACCGTTCACCTACTGCTTGCCTTATTAGTGATATTCATCTCTCAAAACTGCTTCACTTGCAAGCCAACACTTACTTAGACGAGACCCGTGATCCACAAAGAGCGGGGCGGTGTTTGTTAGTACTTAGTCGGCAAGCTTTAGGCGACATTCAACATGGCTTGTTTCCCCTCCCCGGTGATTTGAGTGATGAACACGACAATCCCACCGTTCAAGCGTTGTTGGTAGCAGTTGTGGGCGCAAAGCGGTGCTGAGGTGATGATTAGCGGGCGAAATCAGTACGTTGTCCGGTGAGTGTGGGCTTAGTCTGGAGCGTAGCGGATCAGCAAGTCAGTCTCGTCGTGGACCCAGCCGGCCCGCTCGCGGACCATACCGACAATGCTGGCGTGGCGGCGCATGCGCTTCGGGTCCAGGACGAAGCCCCAGAGGACGGCCAGATGCTCGAGACTAGAGCGTAGCTGGAACTGGACAACGTTGCGGTCGAGCTTGGCGCTGGTCTTCTCGGCGATTACCGTGCCGTTGAGGCCCTCGCAGGCAACGCAGACAACGAGTCGGTAGGACTGCCAACCGAGGAGCGACTGTGCTTCTCGGAGACGGCGCCCGGCACGGAATGCGGACTCAGGGATGCCTGGTGGTGGCCGACCGCCATCGACCACGTCGAGGCTCGGATCGATAGCCCGCAGTCCATGTCTGGCGATAGCCTCGTGACTGCCGCGCAGCACCTCGCCCGCCTTCAGCTGGGCTTCGTCGATTTCGCGCCGTGAGAACATCCGGAGCAGGGGGTCATGGCGGAGGTTGGCGGGAACTACGATAATGTTGTCCGGATCGTAGGGATCCTCGACCGCCCTGCTCCCGATTTCGCGGCTGCCGTCGTAGCCGGGCCCTTGATGAACCTGGTTGCGATTGGGCTGGGCGTGGCGGGATTTTCGGCGGCGCGGCATCCTGTGCCTCATGTGTTCGCGGGGATCTTGACTGTCCGTCGTGCGTCTCTGGCGGCGAGGCGCCGGAGTTCTGACGCGATTTCGGATTTCTCGATGTGGAACTGCTCCGGGTCGCGGTGGTGGGGCACGTTGCGGTCGACCCGCGAGGCGAGGTCGCGTAGTGCGATCGAGAGAGCACCGGCGATTGCGCAGGACCGTTCTCTCATGGCGTGCTCATCAGCTTGGCGACTTCCGCTGCCGGAACTGAGAGCGCTTCACGGCTCTCGAGGAACTTCGTGCGCTTGCCCTGGCGGCGCTGGTGGTCGATCCATGCCGCGTACTCCGGCGTTCCGCGATTTACCACCGTGAACTCCACCCCCGTGGTTTGAACAGTTTTGGGGGCGGAGGTCGGTACGCCTTCGATACGGGCCTGATGGTGCTCGGCAATGATCGCCGAGAAATATTTCAGGCCGCTCGGCATGCGTCCGCCGGCTTTCTTGATGCGCTCGACGCGTGCTGCCACTGCGGGCCAGATGTCGAGCTCTGGATCGTAGCCTTGCGCCATCCAGAGCTGGACGATGGACCAGTTGCCAATCCACCGGGCGTCGTCGGTGACACCCATGAGGTCGGCAATACGCTTCCCAAGTGAAACGCACAGCGCAGCGCGGCCCTCGCTTGCGCCGGGATCGCCGGCTGCGGCGCTGTGGCCGGACGGCTCCGCGCGCGACGGAGGAGTACTAGGGTCAGGACTCATTGATTAAGATAGAAGATGAAGCTGGCTGCGATACAGATGGCGGAGAAGAAAGTGTGAGCGCAGCGGTCGTAGCGGGTTGAGATGCGCCGCCAGTCCTTGAGCTTGCCG